ATCCCGTTGTCCCACATTGCTAATGCACTATCTAGCATTGTTGCCACGACTCCCCTCCGAGCTTGGCTATAAATTACCTATTCGTTATTGTCATCACCCTGCGCACTCTTCTCCATTTCCTGCAATCCCATCACCATGGCTTGCCTCAGCACATCACTCCTGTTAGGTTTCGCACCGGGGTAGCGGACAATATCTTTCTCTAGAAACGGGATAAGACTGTCTGCCAAATTGATTACTTCTTCTGAGAGCCTGAGCCCTGTCACCTTTAACGCCATGCGTTAACTCCTTGTTAGTGTTGCAGTTATCTTTATAGCACACATCAGTCAGACAATCAAGCCTCGTTCTTTTTTTCTTTTTTTGTACACGCCTTGTCTTTTTGTGCTTGACCCGTACAACGGCAATTGCTAGATTGGGATTAACGAAAGGGGGCCACCATGGCCGATGCAAGTAGAAAACCACAACCAGTTGATGTCCTAGGCTTTGAGCTAGCCAAGGCAAAAGAACTGGAAGCGAGCGCGCGTGAGAAGCGTGTGCAGATTGAGCAACAACTCATCGAGGCGATTGGCGCCAAGGAAGAAGGCGCCACGACGCAGACGGGTAACTACTTCAAGGTGACAACCACTGGCAAGCTGACACGCAAGTTGGATGTGAAGGCATTCAATCAGATTGCAGCGCAGCTAGGCGAGCACGCACCCGTGAAGACTACATTGTCTTTGGATGTGCGCAAGCTCAAGAAGTTGGCAGTGGATGAACCAGCTCTGTTCTCAATGATGCTGGATGTCATCGAGACTAAGCCGGCTAAGACTGCGGTTACCGTTGTTGAAGTCAGTGAAGAAACCTAAGCAGTTTGTCGTGAAGATGCAGGATGTGGTTCACAAGGATTCGAACCCGCCTGTACTCTTCAGGACTGAGCACCCCTGGGTGGCGGCTTGGTTCCAGAGATCGTGCGAAGAATCATTCGACGATGAACTGGACCTAAGGATACAGGGGCATCAACCAGAGATATGGGTGGCAGGCCGCTGCATTGCCCCCTGGTTTGGATGGGATATGGACGACTCCTTTTCCCGTTCCGACTTTGAAACATTCGTCGAGTATTTAGAGCGCCGACGAAAAGATTATGAAAGAGGTGAGTGATGCAGGTTGAAGTAACTATTGAGATTGATGACAGCGTCGTCATGTCTGCGGTTGAGAGCGGACTGCGATACATTGGCCGGACATGGGGCGAGATATCCAAGCGCCCATCCGTGACGGGGTCTTCCTGGACCGTTGTTGAGAACGACCCTGACTTGGCGGATGCGGGCAGCCATCAGACTCTGGGGCGCTTAGAGATTATCGACGGGGTCAAACACCTGGCAATGGATGAGCCAGCGGAGTACGCCAAGCTAATGACCGGCAATGCCGATGAGCACACTGGCAGCCTTATTGTCCAGTACGGACTATGGAGTGTATCGAGATATGTCTAATCCATTTCCAGATACTAAGCAGGATATTGAGCGTCGGGCGATTCGCAGAGAGCTAGACCGGCTACGGGAGATGGCCCGCGCCATTGAAGATGAGGCTAACGAGCTAGCCAACGAGATAACCAAGTTCGAGGATGGGCTTGAAGAGAGATGGGGGCAAGAAGATGAAATTGATTAGCACAAACCAGCTAGGCCGCGAGGACAACACAAGCATCGTGGGCTACGGCCCATCGGGGGCAGGGAAGACATTTGCTATCTCGACTATCGAGGAGCCATGTCTCATCCTGAGTGCAGAGGCAGGCCTGCGTTCTCTGGCTGACTTCGATATCCCAGCTGTTGAGATTGAACACCCTGGGCAACTGGTGGACGTTCTTAATTGGCTGGCAAGCTCGAAGGAGGCCGAGCAATACACGTGGGTCTGTCTCGACTCAATCAGCGAGATTGCAGAGCAGATACTTGCGGTGGAGCTTAAGGCCAACAAGGATGGGCGTAAGGCTTATGGCGAGATGGCAACGAAGACCACATCTATCGTTCGTGCGTTTCGTGACCTGAAGAAGTGTGTGTATATGACAGCCAAGCAGGAGCGCGTGAAAGATGAGTTTACGGGTGGCTTGGTCTGCGCACCGGATATGCCGGGTCAGCGCATGCGTCAGCAGTTGCCGTACTTGGTGGACCACGTGTTTGCATTGCAGGCGCGTAAGGATGCCGAGGGCAAGATTCAGAGATATTTTCAAACAATGGGCGACGAGAAGTTTGTCGCCAAGAGCAGAGGTGGCAGGCTGAAGCAGTTCGTTCCGCCCAACCTGACACGTATTAACAACCTCCTGAAAGGGGTAGAGTGATGGCATATTTTTCTTTTGACACAAGCGATATTGAAAGTGGGCTCATTCCGGACGGGACTGTCCTGAAGGTGTCGGTGGTTGACTCTGATATTGTTGAGCGCGATTGGGGCCTGCGTATGCCGGTGACGGTTGAGGTGCTTGAAGGTCAGTGGCAGGGCACCCGCATCAGCGATGGTTACAACATTAAGCACCACAAGCCAAAGGTTCAGGCCATTGGGCAAAAGCAGCTAAAGCGATTGTGTGAGGCTGTGGGTGTGCTCAAGTTCAAAGACACTGATGAGCTTCACGGCAAACCGTTTATGCTGACCGTTAAGATTGAAGCCGGAACCGGCGGCTATGATGACAGCAATAAGTTTGCAAAGATGGAGCCATGCGCCGATGCGGCCGCACCATCCAATGGAGACGGAAAGGCACCTTGGGAGCTATGACCAAGTTTGTGTTCGACCCGAAAGGCGATATTGCACGGGCCATCGATGATGACAGGGCGAGTAAGCAGGGAAGCGGCCAACGCGCACACTTGGGCTGCTCCATCATCGGACGGGACTGTCCCCGCGAGATCTGGTACTCGTTTAGATGGGCCGCGCAAGTTCAATGGTCGGGTCGGATGCTACGCCTTTTTGACCGAGGGCAGAGAGAAGAAGTCACTCTCGTCTCTCTCCTTCGGGCCATCGGCTGCGAGGTCTGGGATCACACCCCCCACGGTGATCAGTACCGGGTCTCGTTCGCCGATGGTTACATCGGTGGCAGCGTGGACGGGATAGCCAAGGGGATACCTAACGACCCGGACACGCCGCACCTTCTTGAGTTCAAGACTCACAATGACAAGAGCTTTCAGGAGCTAAAGAAGAAAGGCATGATTGAGTCTAAACCAGCTCACCATGCGCAGATGCAGCTATACATGAAGGGCCTCAATCTTCGGGACGGATTGTATGTGGCTGTGAACAAGAACGATGATGAACTGTACACAGAGCACGTTGCTTACGATGAGAGCGTGGCTAGGGAGTATCTCGACAGGGGGCTGGATATTGTAGAGTCCCGTGTCCCATTGCCAAAGATATCCAATCGGCCAGATTGGTATCAGTGCAAGTGGTGTCACTATTCGGGTCAGTGCCACAAGGGGCTGCCACTATCGAAGAACTGTAGGACTTGTGAGCACGTCCGCATGCCAGGAGCAGGCAAGTGGGAGTGCGGGATTACAAGCAAAGAGCTATCGGTAACAGAGCAAAAGAATGGGTGTGAAGAATGGAAGTCAGTTTAAGGGGATATCAGCAAGAGGCCGTCGATGCGGTGGTCAAGTACTTGCTGAAGAAGAAAGGCAACCCATTGGTTGCGCTGCCCACCGGGTCGGGCAAGAGCCATGTGCAGGCAGGGATAATCAAGGAGCTTCTTCGGCGATATCCTCGCACGCAAATCATATGCTTAACGCACGTCAAAGAGCTTATTGAGCAAAACGTAGAGAAGCTTAAGCTGTACATTCCGGGCGCTGATATCGGCGTTTACTCGGCGGGCCTAGGCAGAAAAGAACTAGGGCGGCAGATAACCTTTGCTGGCATTCAGTCCATTTACCTGAGGGATATTGAAACCCCACACATCGTCATTATCGATGAGTGCCACCTTGTCCCCAAAGACGGCAGCGGCATGTATCGTCAATTCCTTGGCGCATTGAAAGACGTAAATCCGAACGTGCGTGTCATAGGCTTGACGGCTACCCCGTACAGGATGCGAGGCGGCATGCTGACCGGTGGCAAGGGTAAGATGTTTGACTGCATCGCCTACAACTTGCCAGTGCAGCGACTTATCGACGAAGGAGTTTTGTGCAGCGTAAAGAGCGCTGAAACATCTTCGAGCATCGATACGTCAAAGGTGAAAATCCAGGCAGGTGAATACAATATTAAGCAGCTTGGCTCAGTGGCGGACGAGGAGCACGTGACCGGGGCTGCCATCAGGGATGCGTTTAAGCATGGCCAGAACCGCCGCAGTTGGCTTTTCTTCTGCGTATCAGTTGCTCATACCAACCACGTAGCAGACGCCCTCAGAAGGGCAGGTGTAACCGCTGCGCCCATTACTGGCGAGACGCTGCCGGAGGATAGGGCCAAGTGGATTGCCGACTATAAGAAAGGCGATATCAAAGCACTGGTGAACTGCAACGTTTTGACCACCGGGTTCGATGCACCGGAAACAGATATGATTGTCCTGCTCCGGCCCACCGTATCTCCAGGGCTCTATGTCCAGATGGTTGGCAGGGGCATGCGCCCAGCAGAGGGCAAGGACGATTGCCTGGTCTTGGATTATGGTGGCAACATCTCGCGCCATGGTCCTATCGATGATGTGGTTATGCCAGTGGAGTCGAGCGGCAAAGGTGAAGCTCCAGTTAAGTTCTGCCCCATCTGCCTGGCTGAGTGCCACTTGTCTCTGCGGATGTGTGAGGAGTGCGGCCACGAGTTTCAAATGGAGGAGAAGCAGCTAGGCAAGAAGGCCAGCAAGCTTGCGCTCTTGAAGTCTCAGAGAGCCGTGAAAAAGCACGAGGTCACCAACGTGACTTACTCTGCCCACAAGAGCAAGTCTGGATACATGACGCTTCGCGTTGAATACTGGGATGGCGTTATGAGCGTGGCGAAAGAATACGTTTGCATTGAGCACCGGGGCTTTGCTCGACACAGGGCTGAGAAGTGGTGGCTGCGCCGAGACAAATATATTGAGGACGTGAAGGACGTTCCGAAGGCAGTGACCGAGGCCATGATTTTTACAGACGATCTCATCATACCGCAAGAGGTCCACACTAGGTTCGATGGGAAGTACGACGAGGTTGTGGGATACTTGTTTTAGGTGTGGTTGCTCGCCACACCAGGCGGCGGCCAGGTTTTAACACCCTTTCACCTGGTCGTCGCCGACAACAAGAAAGGGAAGTGCAGAGGGAGGGACTATGCACGCCAAGACAAAAGTACCGTTTGATCGGTCGGGGGAGCCGTCCTGCGGGGCGGGGGTCATCACAGTAACAGCCTATGGAAAAGACTTAGACCAAGCCATAGAGCGCCACCATGCAATGAAGAATGACAAGTGCATGCGGGGCGATCCTGTCGCGGAAAAAGTCGGCAAGCGTTGGCGAGTACTGTGGAAGGAAGATATTCGAAAGTTAGCAGATGTTCTCCCATTTCCGGGGGGATGGAGGAGGAACAAACAAAAGGGGAAATAAGAATGACGTTTTTTGAGTGGGCATTGGGCATTGCCGTTTCTGGTGTGCTTGGTGCGACAGGTCTTTATTTGTCATCGTACAAAATGGACGTTTAAGTAAAGGGGAATACAATGAAAGCATCATACGGTGGGCATAGTACGCCCAATAGGGCCCCAGTTCTTCTGGGGATAATGGCGATAGCAACGGCAGGCCACATGGCCATCTATGACTGGGGGGGCTTCAAAGTATCGAAGATGCTCCCAGCATATCCCAGCGAGCCTCGAACAGTTGACCATCAAAAACAGTTTTACAACTCACACCTTGAGTCTCAACTTGCGAAAGCAAAGCAGCGGATAACAGAGCTTTCTGTTCAGGATATTCCTGAAGACAGAGAGACTGTAGAGGAAGAGAAGGCCCGCTGGCAGGAGCAGAAGAAGCACTTGCTCGCGCGAATTGCTGAGCTTGAGGAGAAGATTCTTTTAGTCATTGCTGCGAATGGGGAACACACCAGCAATGACAGTGATTTTATCGGGAAACTAGCAGAGGGGGGAATCAAGTGAGCCGCAAGAAATTATTCAAGGAAGACCATCGCCGCCTTCGGGCAATTGTTGAAACAACTATCCTGCTGACCAACGAGTGCGCAGACAGAAGCGCTGAATACTATCGGCGATATCAGATAGAGGGCCACAAGCAGGATCTCGAACTGAGTGACCAGTTACACCGTGTGGTTGTAGACTTAAAGGCTCTAGAGGCCAGGATGGGGCATGGGTCTCCTTTGGACAAAGCGTTGTCCGAAAGGGTTGATAAAGAGCCTGGCTTTGTTGGGATGTTCTTTGGGAGGAAGAGCCCGCACAATGCAGGCACCGTAGAGGAGGTTGCATCATGAGCGCACTGTGCCTGATGAGTCATGACTGGGAATATTCGTGGAATTTGAAAAGGCGATATTGCGCCCGATGTGGTAAAGAACAGCGTATTCGCAATGGGCACTGGATTAGCCATAAGAAGGGGAGTTGAGATGAGAGACCTTGTAAGACTAAGTGAGATTGAACCAAGGAAGAAAGGCTTCTGGAAGCTCAAGAGCAACTGTATCATTACCAACAAGGGTGGCTATGATTACGCAGTTGAGCTTGTGCGCATCAGAACGCGAGACGACATCCTTATGTGGGTGTCTCACCTTGCGCAAAAAACCTGGATGACCAAGGAAGGTCTCAAGGATTTTGTCGATCTACTCTTAGGCAATCGCGCAGATATATGGCCCACAGATGAAGTAGAGGCTAAGGACAAGCACTAGCGCTTGCTCTTCTTGGGCTTGACCTTCTTTGGCTTAGGCTTCTTTGCCTTGGGGGGTCGGCCCACCTTGCTTCCATATGTCCCTGGTCCTTTTGGCATCACCATTCCTCCAGCAGTGTATAGCTAAACGACTTGTATCCATTGGTCGCAACCTGCAACCGGGCAAGCCTCATCATTTCATCGAAGTCTGATTCGTTGGCTAGCACCTGACAACCAGCCGACCATCTATCTACGCGAGTAGAGTGTTCGCCCGCTTTGTGAAGATTGATGCCAAAGAAGCCGGTATCCACGTCGCCCTTCATGTCGAAATTTCCGTCCCTGTCAGCATCGCGCCAAACGGTTACCTCTCCGCCGCGCTGACACAAAGCCTCATATTTGCCAGCATGGGAGTCAATCTCCCAGATCCCCTTGTAATGCCCTGGGCACAGAATGGCAGTGCCTTTAACTTGAAGCGGATTAAGAAGGTAATACTGGCCAGGATCAGTTGTTGCCGTCCAGTAGTGAGCCACCCACTGACCGCCCTGCCTGTACGTGCATGTCAGCATGTCGTCGAACTTGTTTGGCGCACCGTTTCTTTTTCGGACACCGACAATGTTCAGATCGTATTGACCGTCGAAGACAGGGTAATTCATCGCCTTCTTCCGGGCTAATATTGGGGGCAGCATCTAAAACCTCCATTTGAGTCCTGCCGTTGTCTGCCAATTCAATGCCTCATCTATCTCTACGCCTGCATCAATGAAAGCGCTTAATCCTTCAGTAATCTCGCCACTAATTGACGCAAAGGCTTCGGCGCGTACTTCAGAAGAACTAGAGCCGAGAACACGTAAGCCGAGGTCAAGAGCACCACTAGATGTGTCCCTCGACCCGATGGCATCCCTCAGTCCTCCGGCGACTTTTTTACTTGGGATACAGCCTCCGCACTAGCCAGGGCTCGCTTAACGGTGGCTCTGGACTGAGAGTAACTAGCCCCGCAGACAGCGGCGAGGATAGGCCCGCCCACCTGTGCCCACTGGCTGTCTGAGAAGATGGCGCAAAGGATGCCACCGCACATTCCCAAAATAGAAATGAAAAACTCCGACGAAAACTTGCCATTGGTCTTACCCTGTATCATCTCGCTCTCTCCTATCCCGCTCTACTGCGTCCTTAATATCCATGCGGCGAATGATCTCATACGTATTGCTCAACGCCTCACGCGTCTTTTCGCTTACATCGTTGACCCTATCACTTAGCGCTTCAATCTTTTCTTCGTTGACTGCTAACTTAGACGCCAACCCATTGCCGTTATGCTTCGGGTTTCGCTTGTCACTGAATCGTTCGGCCAGGCGCATGCCTACAACGATAGCTGCAACGACTCCGCCACCAAGTGCCGATTCAGGGTCCACGTTAATCCTCGCTTGCCGTTTCATCTTCGACCGTGTGGCCGCCTTCGGACATCTTTACCTTGAGCGCTTCCACTGCGCTGTTGATCAAAGCTGTTACCCCGTCACCTTCGAGCGGCAAGTTTACGCCAAACTGCGTGTTATCAATTTCTGGAAGCCTGGCAATCGCTTGGCAGCTTGCCGTAATTTTTCCGGTCTCCACGGTTTTTTTAATGGTAACCGCCACTGTTTGAATTATTTTTTTAGCCATTTTCAAGCTCCTCGACTCGTTCTTTCAGTGTCTCAATTTGAGAGCTGAGGGTCTGCACTGATTTGATTAATGGGGCCACCAGCAGTGAATACTGGATCCCCATTTTTCCGTTTTTGTTTTCCTTAATACCGTTAAATTCAACACCCAAGTTCTCGCAGACGGCCTTGACCTCTTGCGCAATTAGCCCCTCTGACCGCGTTGTGCTGTCAAATTCTTCTTTGATGGGCTGCTGCGTCTCAACGTTAAAGCTAGAGGTCGAAACAATCACCTCGTTGCCATCTTCATCCGTGACCGTTCGACCTTTTTTGTATCGATTATCTCTAATTTCTTCAGGCCAGTCGGCAGGGTGAACACGGGTAAAACTTACAGGGCGCAAGGCGTTGATAAAGCTTAAGCCAAGGCTTAAGTCTTGAATGTCGGTTTTTACCCTCGCATCAGAAGTGGCCGTAAGGGCCACCTGGCCATCAATATCACCGACCGCCGTGTTGCCTACACGAACCTGATTCACTGCACTTGTCTCAGCTCCATATCCGATGGCTGTTTGATTGTTCACCGTGGCTGCAGATGTGTCTGCTTCCGCGCCTAAAAACGTGCATTGCTGACCTGATGTCAAAGCGGTTCCGCTTTGATAGCCAAAGGCGGTATTCGATTCAACGGCAGCATTCAGGGCTGACAAACTCTCATAGCCAACCGCCGTGCATTTTGTGGCACCGCAGCTTGCAGCAAGCGAGGTTTGACCCACCGCAACGTTGCTGTCGCCCGAGCACAACTGACCCGCAGAGGTGCCAACATAGGTGCAACTGCTCGACGCGACCTGCCCCGCATTTCTGCCCACAACCGTCATATTGCTTTCTGCGTTACCCCCGGCGTTGTACCCCATAATGGTGTTGCCAAGACCTGACGCGCTTGCTCCCGCAAGAAAGCCAAGCGTGATCGTTTCTCTCGTGGACGTTCCATCACTGCCTTTCGCCTGCATAAAATCAACAAGCGTCGTGGCCCCGCCGTTGGCGTTGACTTGCCAAAGAATCTCAGAATGGAAATCATCAGCCGAAGTCGGATGTCGGCACTGCAACTCTGATAGGGTTGTGAGGGTCTCGTCCAATTTGGCGCCCTTCCAGGCCAGGACTCTTGTTCTTGCATTTAAATTATTGGTGAAAGCTGGGTCCTTTAAGGCGATTGTGGACAAGATCTCAATGTCTTCACCAGAGGCTGCGGAAAGCTGAAGCGGGACACTGCTGTCCGAAAAGATGCTTGCTGCTGAGCCAAACCCGGCAATACCCATGCGCCGGGCGTCAGTATGATAAAGATCAATCGCAGATCCGCTACCGCCATCGCCATTGAGAAGCATCAGGCAACGGTCTTTTGAGTTGCCGTTTGAGTTTTCGATAACGACCGTCGCAGTATGATTTACGGTGGGGTCAACGGCGATTCCGGTTGAGCCGCCCGCACCGACAATATGCAACGGTGCTTTTGGCGTAGCTTCGCGAATCCCCACAAAGCCAGAGGATTGGTTATCAGCAGCCGTGTGAGTGCCCAACAAAACAACCTTGCTGGCGTTGTCGCTCGTATCGATGGCCAAGTAGTCTTCACCATCGGCAGATTCAATTAAGACGGAACTGGCAAGATTGTCATCGATCTCAGAGGTGCCAGCTACGCCGCCGCCAAGTCCATATGTTTTTGTTTTACCCATAACTCACCTCACTTTGCAGTCGTAGCTTCGACGCGCAAAACACCGCTTGTTCCGTCCGCCGGGACGAATCGAATCTCAATGTGACCAACCTTGTAGCCAAAAGCCACCGTCAACAAATCACCCGCCGTGGCGGTGTCGGACGTGTCAATCTCGGCTGTGCCATCATCAAAGATATAGTAGGTTCGAAGAGTCCCACCGCGATCATCAACACAGCGAATGGTGCACTGAGAAGCCTCTTGCACATCCAGCGTAAGAGCGGTGATTTCCGCCGTGGATGCGTGGGTGCTTTTGTGAACTAACGTTCTCATCATTTCCTCCTAGGGCACAAGGCCGAGACATATCTTCATCTCAAGTGGTTCAGGTCATGGCCTGTTCTACTGGTAGTATAGCGCGATTGGCTGACTCTTTCAAAGAAGCAACTCGCCTCTGGGGTCGTCTTCCCTGGTCTGTCACTTTCATGACATTCTGCATGGCTCCGATAAAGCCAGGGTTAAGCGTTGGGCTTAGGGGTATTCCCGTAAAGCTACTTAATTGCAGGTTGTCTGCGTAGCTAATTGCGTTTCCGGTCTTTTCTGCTTCTTCTCGAATGTCATTAAGGAGCTTGTCGGTGAACTCCTGAAACAGAACAGGGAAAGCCTGCGCGAATGTTCGCCCCATGGTGCGGCTAGCGGTGCCATCCTCTAGCGCTTGAGTCGTCACCCCTATCGGGTCTGCCAGGGTGTCTCGCACTTGAAGGTACTCAGCTTTTCCGGCGTCCGACATCACCATCTTCTGTTGTCCCGTTAGCGGGTCATGCTCGACGATGCCTGCCTTGGCCGCCGCCGCCTGAAGCATGCCTATCTGCCTTACCGTTGCATTGGTTAGCTCTTCCCGTAGCATCGGCGCATCTTCTAGGTCAGCGGTGCCCTTTTCAATGCGAGCTGTGAGGGCATCGGGCGATGAGATCTCATGGATAGCCTGCATCTCTGCTGCGATGTCCTCGTTTGAGTCGCCTGTGGACTTCACACCCACGAGAGCCAGGATGGACGGAACCTTCGATGCTCTCTGTGGGCCACCGGCCTTGTTTTTGATAATCCGGTTGGTCACCCGAGACACGCTCTTGTCTATGCGCTTGGTCATCATAGACTTCATGTTGTGGATTACCATGCGCCGTCTGATGGCGTTTCCGGGCCGGATGATGTCGTTGGCTGCGGCAGCCACAACAGCGCCTGGTATGCCGCCTATGGCGTAAGCAGCGCCACCAGCAAGCAGGGACATGGAGCTATCGTTGGTCTGAGATAGGTGCCGGAGTTCTTTCTGTGCCGCGAGGAGTTCTCCGAAGTCGGCCCATTGCTTGTTGATGGCTTCGGTCCCGGTGGCAAACTTTTTAAATTTGTCGCCGTAGTGGGTCTGGGCGGCCTTGGTAAACGCTTGAAACTCTTTAATTGTTTCTTCAAAAAATTCTTTGTTTAGGGCTGCTCTTTCATCGAAATCGTCAGACCTTTTAATAAATGTGGCTATTTTGCTTGGGTCTGCAACGTAAGTTCCATCCGCTTTTTTCTGTGCAAACCTCTTTAAAAAGTTTGGGGCAGATTGAAGCAGTCTGTGAAAAGGGGCGTTAACTTCCGCCTGGGCTCTTGCCGCTGCACCAAAAAGAGCTTCATCCTCAAGCACGTTTCTGATGCTTTGGTAGAGGTTATTCATTTCTTTGGATGCGTTAAAGCTGACTTTTCCATCCGGCCTGCTTCTGTACGAATACGTTCCCAGAACTTTTTTAAATTCGTCTAATTCGTTGAACAGGTTTTTTGGAAGGTCTCCTAAATCAGGAGAGAAGCTCATTGGCAGATAATCTGTTACTGGGGCGGTCTGTCTTACCGTCCCTGTCATCATATCGTCGCCTTCGGTTTTTGTTGTTTTTCGGGCCTTGCCCTTTCTCTCAACAACAAAGGCGCCGTCCTTGATTATGAGCGCTCCCCCCTCTGGCATCTGCCCTGTCCCTACAAGGTGCTTTTCCGTCATAGCTCGAACAGACTCAATTTGGTCATCAACCGCCCTTATAAGAAGGCCTACCTGTTCTTTGTCTGCACCATACGCAGCGGGATTGTCCTGCATTTGCCTGAGGCTATTCTTAATCGCCATCAAAGAGTCTGCTGATTTTTGAACTGTTTGCGATGCGTCTTTTGTGGAGACCAGCTTTCCAATGTCTTTGGCTTTTTTTGACCCAGAAGCCATGGTTGTTGCTTCTGTGAGGTTTGAAATAAAGTTGTTTACAAAAGACACTGTTTCTTCTTGTGTCTTGCTTTTGACCCCTTCAAACCCAATAAACCTATCTAAAAACTCAGGATCTCTAAACTTAGCAATCGTTGCCCTGTCGCCACTGGTCATCGCCGCAGTCAGGTCGTCAGAGAACTGGGCTACCTTGTCGCCAAGTCCCTTAGAAAACCTGCTGCTGTGAAACATCTGGAAGGCTTTAGTAAGCGCTCCTGGGCCAGCGCCAAGGGCGGTTCCGATGCCGCCCGACAGGAGGCCAACGCTGCCGATGTTGGCCAGCAT